CCAGGACATTGCCAACCTCATCGGCCTGAACGGCGACTTCTGGCCGCACCAGCTCATGGACCGCGACGTGGAGACCGCGAACTACTACGAGTGCGTTGCCAAGCAGGCTTGGTGCACCATTCGTGACGCGACCGGCGCTCGGATCGCACTGACCAACACGGTTGCTGACGCCTTGCGCGGCGGCAAGGCCGTCGACATTCTCTTCAAGTAAGGAGCCAACAAAAGTGGATACGTCATTCGGACCATCCGGTATGGCCGCCGCCTTTGCTGGCGGTCAGAACCAGAATCAGTTCGCAGCCGCTTACCCTCAGGATCGTCTCACCCGCAAGGAGACTTCCCTGGGCGTCGTTCGTGAGCTGATCCCGCCGGAAGATCAGATCGGCCTGAAGTACTTCCCGTTCATGGACGTACCCACGGACGACTTCATCTTCAACTACATCAAGGGCGATGGCACCGGCCTTGCCCCGGCTCGCGCGCAGAACGCCGAGTCCGAGCTGGCTCAGAAGGACTTCTTCCTGAGTGGGACAGGTCGCGGGTCGATCATCGACTGGGCGATCAAGGACCACTACGACGCAAGTCATATCAACAACTACCGGCAGTTCGAAGCCATCGCTGAGCAGATCAGCCAGGGCGGACCTCTTCCGACGGTTGTGCAGAGCGCGCTCAACGAGTTCCCCGGCATTCTTGCTCGGGACCAGGCCGATCGTTCTCGTCGCCTTTACAACCGGCTCGAGCACATCATCTGGACTTCGGTTGTCACGAACTCGTACTCGTACAACGACGGCAAGGTCAGCTTCGTCACCCCGTGGGGTCGCCCCTCGGATCAGACGAACCAGGCTCCCAAGTCGGGCGTCTACGGTGGCGTCGACCACGATCCCATCGGTGACTGGAACTTCGTGGACCAGTTCATGTACGACCGCCACGGGGTCAACATCAAGCGCGCCATCATGGGCCGCAAGGTCGCGAACAGCTTCGTGAACTCGAAGTTCTTCAACGCTCGCTCGGGTCTCATCACCCAGCCGGGTTCGACCGACGTTGACCTCCGGTACTTGCTCGACTCGTGGGGTCCGCAAGCCGCTCTCAACGCGGTGGTCTCGCAGACCGGCATCAACCCGGAGATTTACGACGGCGTGTACCGCACCCGTCCGATCGGAAGCACGACCTTCACGGTCAACCGTTACATCCCGGAAGACGTCATCATCTTCCTCCCGGATGAGGCGACCATCGCTCAGTACGACTCCAACCCGATCGGCTTCGGCAAGACCTGCACGTCGCCGCACGCGGAAGGTGGCTTCACTCCCGGCTTCTACGAGTGGGAGCAGACCACCAAGGATCCTTGGGGCATGAACAAGGGAACCGGCATCAAGGCCTTCCCGATCTTCCCCCACATGGAGCTGTCGTACACGATGAAGGTCGACCTCGTCACCGCAGAGAACCCGTAAGGAGATCTGAAATGCGTGGTGGTGCAGTCAACATCGTCAAGGGCGTAGGACGAGGCAAGTCCAAGTCCAACGGCTCTGGCAATCCGAAGATCGCTGCCCCTCTCGCGAAGAGTGGTGGCGGCGGCGGAAGCAACAAGCCCATCCCGGCTTTAGGACTGTGAGGAGAAACAGAATGTCTGACGAACGCTTCGAACCCCAGGACGACAACTTCTCGAACATCGACCCCGAGTATGCGAACTACGCTGTCGACACCGACAAGCCGTACGAGCAGGAGCTTCCCGAGGTCGACCCCAACCTTCCTCTCCAGTTTGCTGACGGCAGTGTTCCTGTCGAGCGCGAAGAGGCAGAGGAGAAGAACGAGGAGAAGGAAGACGAGAGCAAGGAAGACAGCAAGCCTTCGGCTCCCGCTGTTGCTCCCGCAACTTCTCCGGCCAAGCCCGTAGTCAAGTAAAGGATTAAATCAATGGCAGTGCGCGATGGATATTGCAAGCCGGAAGACCTGTACATCACGGGTACACGGCTTCCGCAGGCTGTTACCGTCGAAGGTATCATCGCCTCTGCCGCTGATGAGATCGACTCCGAGCTTGGTCTGCTCTACAAGACGCCGGTACTGGTCAACGAACTGGATGCTGACAAGCGTGACGATTAC